GTATCGGAATCCCGTCCGATCACAAAACCCAAACGCCTTGGAGCCTTTGGCGTAGCTACTCATAAATTGTTATATCCACCGGGAGCCATGTAAAGCGATGCTTTCTCCCTAGAGGCATCCGCCGCCAGATTCCACTGCTCTTCGTACACCTCTTTCAAGGCTGGAGCAATGCTCATGGACTCTGGCTTCTTGCTCGCAATCTGGTACGCCAAGCCAGCCACCATGCAGGGCAGATAGCGTGCTGGCACATCCATATTGTTGGATGCGGGCTTTCCTGTGTCCTCGATACGATCCAAATAGTAATACGCAAACGTGTAGGTCGTTGTCGCGTCCGGCACCGGCCAGAAGTGGATCGTCAGCCCTGTCGGCTTTCGCTCGACGTAATACTGTAGCGGTCTGCCCTGCGTCAGCTTGTTCGTCTGGTGGGCGTACTGGCTCACCGAGATTCTCTGCATGGTCAGGTCAGATTGCTTAGAGGTGTCGCCTGCGTCGGTACGCAACAGACCCTCGATGATATCTTGCTTCTCCGAAGTCAGGTCATACGACGCCGTGCCTGCGGTCAGCGTCTGGGTTGCATCCCTTACTGTCCACAAGTTAAGACCACGGTTCTGCCACTCAAGCATGAGCAGATCCAAGCTCCTGCGGGCGGTCTTATAGTCATAACCGCTTCGTAGCTCGGAGCCTGCCCGCTCAAATGCCTCTTCAAAAATGTCGGCAAGGTCTAGCGTGAAGTTTGTCGTTCCGCTTGTAGCCATCAGACCATCCTTCCTCTAGTCCTACCCCTCACAGCGATACCGTTTCTGCACTTTGCCGGAGGTATTCTGCCGCCGCCAGCTTTCTTGCTGACACCGGCCTCGGACAGCGCAATGGCTATCGCCTGCTTCTTGTCCTTAACTTTTTTACCAGAGCCGCCAGACTTGAGTTTGCCGTCCTTAAACTCCTTCATAACCTTCTTCACCTTCCGAGAGGCGGGAGCGTTCCTTGTCTGCTGTGCGGCCTGCGCCCTGCTGATGGTCATCTAGCTACCCTTCTTCCACTTGGTGGACTTTGACTTGGTCTTGCTTGGACTCCACTTGACCTTGTCAGCCCAATACGCCGCAGACATTTTGCCGCGTTTGATATTCTTAGCGTGGCGAGACTTAAATGCTTTGCGCTGACCAACCGTCTGGTTCGTCTTCACACCCTGCTGTCCAAAACGGATAATCTTTTCCTTGCCGCCCTCACACGCTTTTACGATGTGAGACTTCTTGGAATGACCGGGAGTCCTCTTTGGCTTGTTGCAGGCCATCGCGCCTTTATCAACGCGGCCACCTTTCTTGTAATAGAGCCTCATTACTTACGGTGCCTCGCTGTCTTCTTCGCCACCTTCTTTGGCTGGCTGGAATGTTGCTTGCCCTTCTTGGTGTCCGCCCGCTTCTTGCGGGTGGTGGCGGCATATTCCTTTGACGAGAGCGATTTTATCGCCTTCTCAGGCAAATACCTTTCGCCCGTTGCTTTCGAGCCTTGGGTGCTCGGCTTCCCTGACTTTGTGCGCCACTTCTGCTTCGTCCACTTTTTGAGGGACTTTTGCGACTTCTTGAGCGCCATCAGTCTTTGTAGCCTCCGCCCGCATCTTTGTATTTTTTGGCGAGCATCTGTGCTTTTCTAGCAGACCACTGTCCGGGCTTACCGCCCTTGCCGCCTGCCTTGATTTTATTGAACAGGCGCTTACGCAAGGATGGCTTGGTATAGTTCCCAGCTTCATTGACCCTCGACTCCGTCTTGCCGCCTTTTTTGTAGTAGAGGCGCATTAGCCGTAGTTCTTTTTCACCTGCAGGACGATTGTGTAAGAGTCGCCCAGCGTGTGGCCTACAGTTGTGAACTTAATATCGCCCGTCTTACCGGCGCCAGCATTGTTGCGGATGCCTGTAAAAGAAGAAAAGTCCAGTGAGTCTGAATAGTCAGCAGGAAGCTCCCACGCCAAAACATCAGCCGTTGCGTCAAACAAAATCTCAACGCCCATGCCAATGGTTGAGTACCAAACGCGCTCAATGTTTACGCTGGTACATGCACCATCATCAACGGGGTTGTTTGAAAGAGCGGACACGTCGATTTTGGTCACGGCGGACTCGCCGGTTCCATCGCTGACGTTTGTGAATGCTAGGATTGCAGTGCGAGGGCCGTCCTCGATTGTCTGACTTGTAACTGTGTCAGCCATATTGACCTCCAAAAAGGGGGCAAAGCCCCCTACAAATTAACCGGCAGATACGGTGAGCACGCCAGAATTGCTGTAAAGCTGTCCGGCAACGCTTGGGTCTGCTGTTGGCAGGTCTTTGAAGATAACCACGCTGTTAGTGCCGTCGTGGCTGATAGAGATGTTCTCTGTGACAGTCCCGGTTCCAGACGCCTTGCTGATGTCCTTGAAGCCGTTTTCTGAACGAACGGGGCCGTTGAAAGTGGTGTTAGCCATGTTGGTCTCCTGTCTTGGCTAGTGTCTGATGTTCCACATGGAACAATCAGTCAGGAAAGAAAGGGGGCCGAAGCCCCCGTACTATTAGGACGTTCCGGGTGAGCCGTAAATGCCCAGCGGATCTGAAACGCCGAACGAGTAACGAGCGCGAGCTTTGTAGCGCACGTTTCCTGTGTCGAAGTCTCCGTCCATTGAAGTTTCAAGCGCGGTGCGCTCAAAGTGCTTCATGCCATTCGGTACATCGGTAATGATGAAGAAGGCGTTGGTGTCTGTCAGGAAGTGGTTGACAGAGTAGCCTTCTGGAATCGAACCGTTGTTGCGAAGGGCGTTGATGTCGTTGTCAGCCGTGCCAACTCGACCTTCAGTCTCAAGCAAGCGAGTTGCTACAAACTGGAGTGCGGGTGGAACGATCAAACGACGGGGGCGAGCCGCGATCAGCAGTCCACGCTCATCGGTGAATGCGGCGATGTTAATCACAGCATCTTCCAATGAGGTTTCGTTCAGATCAGCCGCAGTGGTAGGACGGTTGGAGTTTGTTCCACCGTTTACCAGCGGGTGAGCCGTGCTGAACAGCGTTACGCCGTCACCAGAGTTGAACGAGGTGAAGCCGTTGTTAAGGGGGTTAGCCGCCTTAACCTGCTTGGTATGCGCCATTGCCCTTGCAAGAGCTTTTGTATATCTTGCAGACAATGAGTCATATAGATTGTCCTCCATTGCTTCTTCTGTGATACTGAAGCCGAGAGCAATCGTTTCATGATTATACCTAGCAGTGAACGACTCTTGCGCCGAGTCATAGCTGATGGCCGCGCCTTCAGCTTTAACTGGTGCGGCACCAAAGCCGGACAACTTCACTTCTTCTTCAAACGAACGCTCAGATGATTCAGTTTCATAAATCATCGTGTGCTCGTCATCGTACCGCTCGTATTCCAGACCGAACAAGGCGTTCAGGCCGGGGAGCAGTTCTTTCAGCATTTGTGCGCGTGAAATAGCCATTACCTAGACCTCCTTAAACGCCAAGTGCCGTCTCGTAAGCGTGGCTAAGTGGAAGATAGGTGACGATGCAATCGGTGAACGAGTCACCTACAGAGCTTGTCGGCCCATCCACGAAGTCCACAATACGAAGCGGGAACGTGTTGGTTGTTGCGATTGAACTAGCGTCAAGAGCGTTCTTGCTCCTGCCGATAGAGGTTGATCCAGCAGTGCTGATAGCTTGGACGTTATTACCCAGACCAGTCTGAGCAATACTTCCGTCGCCCTGCATCTGGAATACGAGCTTGGGATCATCCGCGACATACGCCACGATATCATCCGCCGCAGTATCCGCAGGGAAGTACTGGCTGAATGTTTTTTGGTTGGTGTTGGGATCGGTGTAAGCGCAACCGACAAAAATGCCGACAGTGCCAGCGACTTTTGCAGTGGTAACTGCCGCCTTTTCTACCGTCCCAGCCGCAACCAGCTTGACGAAATCGCCATAAAAGATTGACGTGTCATAAGCATTCGCAATCTTGATATGGCGGACTTTTCCGGTGAAAGAACCAGAAGCACTAAGAGTGCCTACGGGTTCTGCACCCATCGGAGTAGCTGTAGTAGCCATCTTTAGTCTCCATACTTAGATGAAAGGCCAAAGCTCTCCGGTAAACCGGAGTCAACTTCGACCAAAGGTAGTCCGAGTTGACCGCTCAGGGTTGAGAACGGGCATTCGGGGATCGTTTTGCTTTAAGAAGTTGTTATCTACGGATTCCATCTGGCTGTTGGCGACATTCTGGAAATGGTTTTCTCTCGCCCGCGCATTAGCCTCTGGCTGTTTGCACAGGAGAAGTCCGCCGATCTCAATGTTTCCCTTGAACCGGGAATCAATGTCGGACATCACCTCTAGTTCTGGATGATCTTCCGCCTTCACAGGAACCCAGCCCTCCCGAAACTTCTGGGAGACGTTCGTGTTATCCGCATGGCCCAAAGTGCTGGTGCGTACCCACCGGAACACCCATCCGTCTTGCGGAGCAGGGTTCGGCAATACGGAGGCCGGAATCCACGAATCGCTAGGTCTTGTCTCAACTTCTCTGGACTCTGCGTCCCTTTTAGTGCGCTGTTCTGCCATTACTGAGCCTCCTTAACAAGCTGGTTGGCATATTGTTCGGGTGTTAGTCCTAGCCTCTTGGCTAGACTTAGCTGAGTGCGAGTCAGCCTCACCTTGCGTGGCTTCGCGCCGTTATTCCGCGAGGAAGGCGCTGTGACCACGGGGGGACTTTTAGTGGTAAATGCCCCTTCCGAGGCATCATCACCAAAGTATTCTGGAAACTTAGAACGCATTGTGCGATCTATAGCCTCAAAGTATTCGTCGGAGTTGGGGTCATACCCCTCATCCCTGACAAGCCGCTCATGGACGCCATACGCCAGAGCGGTCATGTCCTTTTCCTGACCAAACCACGGGTTGTCCTGCGCCCACTTAGCCGCCTTTTCAGTTGGCTGTGGCGGCTCTTGAGCCTTTGGCTGTGGCCGTGGCTGTGGCTCTTGATAGGGCTGATACTGCTGTTGCGGCTGTCTTTGCCGCTGAGCATTCATCTGGTTCATCTGGTAGTCAGCAGACTGAAACTCAGACTGCGCCCTCATCATAGCTTCTTGGGCTTCGACAACCTTATCCGTGTTTCCTTCTTCGTATGCTTGGCGATACTGAGCTTTAGCTTGCTCCAGAGCCAGATTAGCTCGCTCTCGAATCTGATGAACCAGATACTGCTCGCCTTCTTGGATGATCGCATGATACTTCCTGTTCTCATCCGCATACTTCTGCGCCACTCGGACAGCTTCTTCGCGCATCTTTTCAGCGGCTTCACGTTGCCGACGCTCTTCATGCTGTTGGTAACGTAGCTTATTGATGCGTTTTTTAACCTTGTCGGAGTAACCCTCCAGTTCCTCGTCGTCACCGGAATCCTCCTGCTTGGCCTCTTTTGCCGGAGGACGCCTGTCCTCTGGGGGTCGGTCATCTACAACCTCAACATCGACATCGGCCTTTTCGCCACCGATTGTCGTCTTGACACCGAAAAACTTGTCCTCAGAGGACATAGTCTGCTCTTCCATCTGCTCTTCGCTCATACCTTCACAATCCCCCTTGGGTCTTCAACTACTGCTTCAACGCTGTCGTCATTGATAAGGCGAAACTCCTTACCATGAACCTTGAATCGCGTTCCGCTGTATGAGCGCATCAGCACCCAATCACCTTCCTCGCACCACGGGCCGCTTGGGAAACGGTTTTTGTCTCCGTAAGCGTCAGCGCCCATCTTCATCACAAACCCGCAAACAGAGCCAATCTCCTCCATTTGCATGGTTTCTCTTGCTTTGAGGATGCCTCCCTCCGTCATTTCGTCCGGTTCAGGGAGGGCGATAAGTAATTTGTAGCCTTTGGGTTCGGGTAGTTGCTTGGCAACCTGTGTGTCTTCTTCAGTCATAGTCCGTTCCTGCACCAGAGATAGGTGTCTGGTGTCACCATGCGTTACCGTATGTAACGAATTACTCGCGCTCTAGCCTCTCATCTAGGTCTAACAGCGTCCTTTCGGCAAAAGCCAGCCCTTGGATAATCCCCACGTTACGGGAATACTCATCCATGTCTTTACAACCGCCAATCGCCATGTGATCTGAAACCTCATTCATCTGGGTTCTCAGGTCATCCTGTATGGCTTTCAGGACGTTATTCGTTGCCTTTTTGCTCATCTAGGGTGTCCTTGATTAAGTTAAATCCAGCTTTGAAGCCCTCAATCTCTTGCTGGCTTTCATCCTTGGATTCCTGCATCGCCACCTTGGCGGCGATCTTTGCGCTTTCTAGGCGTTCCTGCTGATCTAGTTTTTCTAGATCAAGCATGGTTTTGGCTTCAGCCTTCTGTGCATCGACCTGAACTTTTGCCATGTCGGTTTGCGCCTTAGCCATAGCCTGTTGCTCTTTGAGCGCCAACTCGCGTTGTTGCATCTGAACAATCGGGTCTTGCGACTGTTTGGCGTTTTGCTCGGCTTGAGCCATCATCTGGGCCTTGCCGGTAACTTGTTCTGCGGCAGGTGCCGCCAGTCTGGAGATACGCAGTTCAATATCTTCAGGCAGTTTCTCGTCTGGGCCGGGAAGCTCTACGCCAAGCTCCTTCTCGATCTTGGCCCTGTAGGCAAAGGCAACGTGCTCTGCTATGTGAGCAGACATTGCCGCTTCAAGCGCCTTCTTGTTAGGCGCTCTGGCAACCATCTGTTGAATTTCAGGGTTCTGCAACGCCGCCATGTGAACTTGGATGTGCGCCTCGTGATCCTGATATATAAACGCCTTGACCGGCTCGCCCGTAATAATGTTCATGTTTTCTGTGACAGGGTCTGTCGGCTTGATGTCGTTCTCTGTTGGAACAATCTTATCTGCGTCCTGAATACCCAGAACGTCTAACATCTGGCGGTGAAGCAGTGGCATGTCATACATCTGGGGTGCCTGAGCCGCCAACTGCAACGCCGCCTGATATTGCATGATCCTTTGCGCCATCGTGCCCGCATTCGGGTCGCTGACGGGGATGATGTCCACCCGATTGTCAAAGTCTGTCGGGACAGTCTGCCCGTTCTCCTCTTCGTAGGGGTAGACCTCTGGGCCGTAATCCCTGACAAGCTCTGACAATATCTTCAATTCTTTGGAGACTGCGGCGTGAAC